TTTCACAACTAGGTACTTCTTTAGATACTTCTATAATTTATAGAAGAAAGACTTCTCCGACTTACAACACTTCTACGGGGGCAGTAACTACTACAGATACAAACTACACTATAAAAGTTCCTATTGAGTTTGTCAGTTCTGTCGAAAATGCAGGGGCACAAGAAAATACAGCTAGGTTATATATAACCCCTGATTTAATAGGAGACAGCCAACCTTTGTTGCAAGACGAAATAACTTTAACTTTTTCAGGGTCTACCAGACTTGCAAAAATAACAGACATACAGACATTAAAAGGCGGACAGGAGTATCTTTTTCGTATAGATATTGTTTTCTAATGACTTTAGTAAATGCTAGGGCTGCTTTTGAGACTGCTATAAAAACAGCAGTTAACAATGCTGACAACACTGTGACTGTTATTTTTGATAACCAGCCTTTTAGTACTCCAGGTAAAAATAAAAAGTATGTGATGGTAAGCATAGATTTTAGTCAGTCAACCACTCAGCCTCAGGGTGCTGCACAAGTTTATTACAACGGAACCATTACTTGCGGGGTTATGACTCCCATGAACACTGGTACGTCTGCTTTATCTGCTATTTCTCAATCCGTTATAACAGGTCTTACCTCAGTCAATGCTTCAGACTATACCGATACTTTTTCAGTTACTCCCAGAGTCCAACAAGTAACAGGGCCAACTACAGTTCAAAATGCTGATGAAAGTCATTTTTTATCTGTAGTATCATGTAATTTTTCTGCCAATGCCTAAATCTCGTGACATATCACAATTAGTTCCTGACCTAGTTAACTCTATTAGTAAAGGCAGAACTAAAGCTGCTCAAATAATTCGTGTAGATTTAGAAAGCAGAGGACCGTATTGGACAGGACACTTTGCTAAACAGTGGGATATAGATATCGTTCCAATAAAACCTACAGTTCCTTCCCCTATAAGAGAAAAATTACGAGCTAAAAAAGGTAAGTTTTTTGATGAATTTGATAGTAAAAACGGATTGTTGGGTTCTTTAAAAAGAAGAGCAAGAAGGAATCTTGCTATAAGAAAGGCTGATACTTATAGTATTTTAGAAAATCCAAAACTTTATCTTGGAAATAAGGCTACTTATGCTGGTTTTGCTATTAATAATCCTAATGCAACAATACCTGTTAGGGGAAGCCATAGAGGAAAAGGTAAGACATACGCACAACATATAAACGAAAGAACAAATCAGTTTAGACCAAAAGTATCAACTGCTCCTGACGGTGTTCAATGGTATCAAGTGTATTTAGCCAGTGTTGGTATAAGTAATGCTCTTTCTGTAGGTTTTGCAAAAGCGGAAAGATCTAAATCTAAAGTTTTCTCTCCGGGAAACTTCTACATTTAATAAAGTCTTTTTGAGTAAAACAAGGTATAGTACATAAATAAACCTATTTTTTATGACTACTGAACGTGCCATTGATAAGCTTAAAAAAGCTTTTAGTGTTGAAGAGTTAAGCGACTACTCCATTTATAACGGAGATGAGCTAGTGCTGAAAATATATTGGAAGCCTTTAACGATAGCTGACAGAGACACAATAAATACTACATTAAGAGCTATGAATAAAGAAAATGATGAAGGCAGCCTAGATTTTGCTTTACAGGTGATAATTACAAAAGCACAGGATAAGGAAGGAAATAAACTATTTTCTGCGGCAGATACACCATCTCTAAGAAGAGAAATACCTCTAAGTATTCTTTTAGATATTATGACTAAAATGCAAGATATTGGATCGGAGGCTAACCCTGATGCCGTAAAAAGCAACGCTTGATAAAGATTCTTACTTATTTTTACAATTTATAATCGCAGAAAAGCTGAGCATGACAGTTGCACAGCTAAGAAAAAATATGTCCGTCAAAGAGTTATACGCATGGAACGCTTATTTACTTTTAAAATCGGAGAGAGAAGAGAAAGCTTATGAAGATGCTAAACGTAAAGCCCAAATAAGTAAGATACGCTAATATCAAAGTGTTTAGTGTAATTAGAAAGTGACTGCTTCTAGCTATAGCGTAAATATTTTATTAGATGCTACTAAAGCAAAAAATGAGTTAAAAACTCTTGAAAAAAGAGTAAATAAGCTTAGAGAGAATTTAAGCAAAGCCATAAGAATAGAAACTGATTCAAAAATTGTGGCTAGGGAAAAGAAGACAGAAATGGACAGAAGAATTGCAACGATGAAGATAACTAGAAGATTAGGAGACCAGATAACGAGACTTGAAGAAAAGGGACTGTCTGTTGCTAAAGTAAGAAAGCACCTAGAGAGTGCTAGAAGACATACAGAAAAAGGAAATATAGAGTCTGCCAGAACTGCAAATAAAATAGCTAGGGAGGAAATAAAGCTACTAGAAAAGAAACAAAAAATTGTTAGTAGTGTAAGTAGACAAAGAGCAGAACCTTTAAATGCTAAACAACGAATACAAGATAGGAGATTTAGAGCACAGCAGAAAATAGAAGTACTCCAAGCAAAAGGGGTTGATGTAGCACCCATGTTTAAAGAAATGGGTCGTTTAACTGATGCTGCGAATACAAGAGTTACTCCTCGTGACGGTAAAGGTAATAAGTTAAAGATACAAAACGCTATAACTGACCTTAATTTGTCTGACAAACAATTAAGAGTGTTAGAAAAGATCATATCTAAGGAGAACCAAAAACTAAGACTGAAAAAATTAAATACCCAAGAAAGTCAAAAAGAATTACGTCTTTTAAATAAACGAATAAAAGAAGAGTTTGGTTTCCTTACTGCTCCTGTAGGAGGAAGAAAAAATATACCTGGTTCTCCTGCTGCTGGATTATCACAGGGAGCAATGAGTATAGATACTATAGAAAAACAGCAAAAAACAAGATTAAAGTTTCAGTCTGATTTAAATTTGCTTGAAGCGAAAGGAGTAAATACAAAGAAACTAAGATTAAAAATGGGAGAGTTAGTAGATGCTCAAAACAAAAAAGATTTCGGCAGTATTAAAAGTATTAATAGCGAAATAGATAAGGGTATTATTAAAGAAAAAAATAAACTAAAAATTAAATCAATAGAAGAGGCTAAAGACAATAAAAAGTTAAGAGCTTTAAAAGCCCAAAATAGAGAAAGAGAAAAAGAAAATAGACGTATACAACGTAATATAAAAGAAAGTGAAAACCAGCAAAAGGCACAGGAATTAAGAAGAAACAGAATAATATCTAGTGTTGCAATAAGTGGTGGTTTTCCTTTGTTATTTGGTCAAGGCCCGTTAGGAGCATTAGCAGGCGGTTTAGGAGGAGGAATAGGTGAATCTATTACACCTGGAGGAGGTTTTGCAGGAGGAATAGCTGCCACCGCTTTACTCCAAGTAGTTCAGAATACAGTGAATAAACTTAATACATTAGGTGCTGCATTAAACGATCCATCAAAGAATATACAGGAATTGACGACTCGTATAGCATTCTTTTCTAAGTCAATAGGTTCAAGTATTGCTACTCTTCAGTCGGCTGGTTTAAACAGAACAGCAGGAGAGCTTGCTCGTATTACAATTCAAGACCGTTTTGGTGTTAGACAAACGGAATCGATACAAATATTAAATACGGAAATGAAAAAATTTGGAATGTTAAGTAGAGACTTAGGTATGAAACTTAACTCTCTAGTTTCTGGTCCTTTAACATTATTTTTTAAATTACTAAACTTGTCCCTACCAGGTAAAAAGAAAAACCTTGAAGATATAACAGTTGCAGATTCTATTAGAAAGCAGGTAAAGAAATTACAAACTACTTTACCTGCTTTAAATAAGGCAAGAGATAAAGTTACATTAATCGAAGAGCGTATTGCAAAAGAACAGCAGATAGTTGATTTTACCAGAAAAGCAATACAAGAAGGAACAAAACTATCAAGACAGGAAATAAAAAGAGCAGAAAGAGCACAAAATGTAATAGTCAGTAAATCTATTGATTTAAATATAGCTAAAGATAATCTTTCAATACTTGAAAAAGAGGTTGGTAATGGTGAAAGATTGCTTCAAATACTTAAGATAGAAAAACAATTACTTGAGGCTAAAGGTAACGAACTTAGAGGTCAATTAGAGCTACAGTCTGTTCAAAATGATGTTACTCAAGGTAGGGCAAGTGAAAAAACTCTAGCTATAGAGCAAAAGAAAGTTAACGTAAGCAAAATACAACGAAAATTAGATTTACAAGAGGCAGAACTACTAAGCATACTTTTTATTGGTACTCAGAGAGAGCTACAAGCTCAAGAACAAAAAGTAAGAAATTTACTACTAGAAAAACAACTAACTATTGATATAGCTGATGCAAGAATAAGAGCAGCCGACCCAAGGCTTAATCGTATAGATGAATTAAATAGAGAAATGCAAAAATTAAATGATACTCAACGTCAAGCTGTGGAATTGTCTAAGGCGATGGGAACGTCATTTGAGGATTCATTTAAAGGAATAATTAGAGGGACTATGACAGTACAGGATGCGTTTAGAAATATGTTAAATAAGATTGCTGATTTCTTTATTGATACTGCTGCAAAAATGGCATCAAATCAACTTCAAAAAAGTCTTTTAGGAATGTTGGGACCGTCAATATTTGGTGGCAGTAAATCTCTTAGACAAAAAACGATAACCCCCTTAAGTATTAGCCCATTTGATCCTTCTTTCGGACAAAGAGCATTTAG